ACACTGCGAGAATTCAGAAGTGGATACCACAAGACGATTATCTTCGACGACATGAGTTTCTGCCATCTGCCCCGCCAAGCTCAAATAGAACTAGTAGACCGGTATCACCCTCAGCAGATCCATATCCGCTATGCAGTAGTCAACATTCCTCCAGGAATTCCAAAGATATTTTTGTCCAATGATATCATATTCACATATGATCCTGCAATCATGAGACGAGTAACCAAAGTTGATCTAGACCAACAATAAACTTTATTAAACACCAATAGAATCAATACTTGAACTTGTTTCAGTATAATGATAGGTCTTAGTACACGTGACCTGAACTTGGCCGCCACCTGGCACTGACGTGCCAGGTGTCGTCACTGTATCCACGTAGGGATTATGAAAAACCAAGATAACACCTTCAGTTACATTAGCTTTCATTTTGATATTATTCAAATCTGACATGTTCAACACATAATTCCCAGCGTCCCGCTGTTGAAAAGAATAAATTTCAGTAGGTTGCATAAAGATACGTCTGCGACTCTTCACCAACCAATATCTTCCAAACGAACCAGAATCAAACGGAGTAACTTGATAGTACAAATTAGTAGTAATAGCCGTAGGCATATTTCCTGCACTCTGAAGTGCAATAGCTTCATTCCATTCCACAGCAGGATCACTAGTCGATCCGTTATTTTTCCTAGCAATAACAAAGTAGATATCCATATAAACTCCTTCATCAAAGGTATTCTGAATAGTATAGTTCATAGTACAACTTCTGAATCGCAACTTCCGAGATCCACTAGCTCCAGTAGGATCACCACCATTTTCCCTAGCAAATATCCACCACACATCTCCATTTCCAGTATCAGTATTAGCTGCAAAGGTATTCGTATTATATCCATACATAGTAATACCAATAGTCTTCTGTCCATCAGCCAAATTAGTAGGAGACCAACTCAACTGACCACCAGTAGTAATAATAGCTGTCTTCATACTCTGCAACTTATCCATGCGATACGTAAACATTCGCATCCCGCGCTTCGCAGCGCGCCGCACCCTGCGCGGCGCCCTGTGACGGCGATATAGCGTAGTAACATCCTTCTGCTCTGACAAACTTCCAACACTCTTAGCTTTCCTCGACGAACTGCTTCCACCACTTCCCCGATAGTATTTCTTCAATGCATTGCCTGCATACTGCCCAACATTCCATGCTGCCCGGTACTGTCGCGGAGAATATCTTCTCGCTGCTCTCAATGTTCTTCTAGCTACTTGATAAGCCATATACCCCTGTCGTACACTAGCACGCTATTTATAGTCCGACTCCAAAGGCACTAGCCGTCTGCCGTAATATTATTATATTGGCAGACTACAGGAACACCAAGGACACCATATAAAGAAGTAGTGTTAGGACACCATCTCGATTACATGGGCCCCTCCGGCCGGGAGGCCCCCCCTCAAACCTCCGTCACCGGAGGTCGGGGGTTAAACTAATACTGTACCCCTGTACTTGACCTATATAAAGGACTTCTCTGTACCCTGGTACTTAAAATGTCTTCTGATGTCGAAGTTGTCGAACCTCCATCCATCCAAAGAACGTTCAGAATCCAAGCTAAATCATTCTTCCTCACTTATCCTCAATGCAATCAAACCAAGCAAGCACTCAAGGACTTTTTATCTACTAAAGGAAGGATTACATACTTCCTTATTGGACAAGAGACACATGAAGACGGAGGGATGCATCTACACGCACTGGTTACCTATGAAAAGAAGATCAACGTCCGTAGTCAGAACTTTTTTGATTTCAATGGAGCACATCCGAATGCACAAGCAGCAAAGAATATACCAGCTCTAAAGAACTACATTACCAAAGAAGACGAGTCACCACTCACAAGTGAACAACAAGCTGAAGATAACTTGTACGACTTGGCAAGGGTTACCCCCGAAGAAGAATTTTTCGAGATATGCCGAAAACGCAAAGTACATCCATCCATCATCTATAGGTTCCCTATATGTATGCCAATCAGGCATTCCTCAAGATACGACGAGATGCAAGTGTGAACACAATCTCAGAGTCATATCAGATACTTGGGACGATTACCTCAGAGCCGCTTATGACATTGCAATATCCAGACGATATGACGTCACTCTGGGTGAAAGGACGATCCGGTGTAGGGAAGACGACGTTTGCACTAACTATATCCATCAAACCTGCACTATTCGTACGCCATCTGGACACACTGCGAGAATTCAGAAGTGGATACCACAAGACGATTATCTTCGACGACATGAGTTTCTGCCATCTGCCCCGCCAAGCTCAAATAGAACTAGTAGACCGGTATCACCCTCAGCAGATCC